GGTTGGTCAGTTCATAGAATGATAAAAAAGCGGGCAATTCAAACTACATAGCAGATCTTTTTGGAGGGAATCCTACACATATAAATACACAAACACAAAAATAACTGCTCACTCTTCAAAATGAACTTCTCAGAGAAAGAAGAAACTGCCATCACCTGGCTAAAAAACAATGCTGACAAACAAGGCCTCAGTTTTGTCTTCAAAATCCATGATACTATCTACAAACCAACCAGCCATGGACAGCCTGTTCACTGCAACTGGAAAAACTACAGAAAACCAAGCAAAGATCCTGACACACTAGAAGTCTGGAAACTTGATCAACAAACAGTGAGTAACCGGGATCCTGAAGATGGGTGGTCAGTTGATATTCATAAAACTCCTTATGCACAAGGACTTATACTAACAGCARTAGCTAAAAAATGTATGTTTGACTATTTTAAATCAAAAGACATAAAACCTGAAGAAGTTACTTGGTTCATGCAAACAGAAGTAGGAAAAGACACAGGCCTACACATCCATATACTCATCTCATCAGATAAAATACCACAAGCCTCTGGAAAATGGATAGTTAGATTCTTTGCTGAAAAATGGGGCCTATACACAGCAAACTGCATTCCTCTACATAAAAATGAACTCACTGAATTTTTCAACCAAACCAAATACAGAGACACTGTAGAAAAAGGAGAATGGATACAAGTACTCTGTTACACTCATCCACAGACAAAGAAAAAATATGTAAAACAAATCAAAACCAATCATCTAATAGTTAATTACTTTTTAACCAAAGATCTTTGCAAAAAAGAAGATGACCTTGGCTATGTCTACTCAGTAGACAGCAACTTCCTATTCAATGATCTTAACCACAAAAGCAGAATTGCCATAGCAACACACATGCAAAAAATCTACAATGCTAGAGAGGAAACCACAGTAGAAGACATTAAACCACAAGAAAGAAAAAAAAGAAGAGTAGAAACAGCCAAAGAACAAAGCATAAAAGAAACAATTGCACATCTCACAGAAAATAAACTTCATACTCCTGAAAAATGGATGCTCGGTGATCCAGACTCATACATTCAACACATAGCAAATCCAGGTGGTGAGTCAGTTATAAAAGCAACTATGGACATTGTAACTCTCAAAATGGCAACAGAAAAAACAGCATACCAACTAATCATAGAACATGAAGGCCCACAACTAGACAAACCAAGAAAATGCAAAGCATGGAAACTAATCAAAAACAACAAAATGAATCCATACAAAGTTTACCATGCAATGAGCTGTTGCCTTAACAAACAACTAGGCAAACGAAACACAATCCTACTATGTGGACCTGCAAGTACAGGCAAAAGCCTACTAGCACAAGAAATAGCAAAACTAGTTGGTAATGTTGGATGCTATAATGCAGCAAATCAAAACTTTCCATTCAATGACTGTAGCAACAAAAACCTAATCTGGGTAGAAGAAGCTGGTAACTTTGGTGTACAAGTAAACCAATTTAAAGCAATTATGAGTGGCCAGGCAATCAGACTAGACCAAAAAGGCAAAGGCAGCAAATCAATTGAACCAACTCCAGTCATTATGACTACTAATGAAGATATCACAAGAGTCATGGTTGGTTCTGAACTAAAACCAGAACACAAACAACCTATCATGGACAGATGTGTCAGAATCTATCTAAACAATAGACTAAATGGTGACTTTGGTTTGCTTGAACACAATGAAATTCCAAGCATATTCAAACACTTGATCAGTAAAGGATTTGAACCAACAATGGCCAGCTATTGCGTCAGATGGGGCGGTCCTCCAACTTGGGAAGAAAACTGGAATGTAAAAGCAAAAGAACTCATTCCTACTGCAACACCAGAAGAAGACAAAGACAGTCAAGAAAGCAACAAAAATGACCATCTACAACAGAAYAACAACCCTCGTGTGGTGAACAAACGTAGCCTAGCAGAAACACTTGATCCAGAAGGCCAAGAAATTGATTTTCAACAACTCTTGGAAGGGCTTGAAGAAGCCTTTTCAGGAGGAGAAAACATCGATGATCTTGGCTATGGTCAAGACCTGCTAGATACACCACCGGATGCCAGTGCTTAACCGCGAAAGAAACGGTAAGTACAATCAACACTTCCTGTAACCTTTATTAAAATGTGGAAACTTGCTCTGATCATTTTTCACACTCTCTTACAGCTACTGGTTGCTGTCTTACCTAAAATCATGGGAGACTATAAATATGGACTATTCTTCTTCTCACTTGGATTTATTTTATTCACCTTACTCTTTATTGGATTACTATGGGCCTTCTCAAAAGCATGGATTATTGCACCTTACCAAAACAGAAGCAGAAAACTACTGCTAATGACATTTTTACCAACTGTCATAGCATTTGGATTTACTTTGGTTACTTGGATTGTTTTGATCCACACAGCATATAAATACTGTTTAAAAAATGACTACTTAAGCTGTGCARCTAACTTTACCATCTCAACCAACTCTACCATATAGGTTGGACTCTACCTGGATACAACTATCTAGGACCGGGTAACAACAACTTTAAGAAGAAACCTACAAATCCATCTGACAAAGCCGCACGCAAACACGATTTAGAATACAGCAAACTTATCCAACAAGGACACAATCCATACATCTACTTCAACCAAGCCGACGACGACTTCATCAAAAACACTGACCAAGCACCAGACTGGGGTGGTAAGTTCGGTAACTTTGCCTTCAGACTAAAAAAGGCAATAGCACCTGAACTGGCACCTCCAGCAAAAAAACCAAAAACAGACAAAGGAGAACCATCTTACAGCTGGAAAAACATCAAACCTGGGACTAAAAGAGGTAAGCCATTTTATCTCTTTGTAAACCAAGCTAGAGCTAAAAAACAAAAACTATCTAACCAAATGACTGACCAAAATGCCAGTGATCAACCAAACGAGCCTGCCACTGCAGCAGCTCCTGGAGGAAATCCAACAGGAGGTGGGGGAGGTGGAAGCGGTGTTGGGCACTCAACAGGGTCTTTTAATAATCGTGTTGAGTTCCATTATCATAATGGTGAAGTTACTATTATTTGTCATGCAACAAGGCAAGTGCACATCAATATGTCAGACCARGAAGAATACTTACTCTATGACACAGATCACGGACCAAGTTTCCCAAGACCAAATGACCAATCAGTCCAAGGACTAGATATAATCAATGACTCTTATCATGCAAAAGTAGAAACACCATGGCATGTACTCCATGCTAACAGCTGGGGATGTTGGTTCAGTCCATCAGAATTCCAGCACATGACAACAATTTGTTCTGAAGTAGAAATAATTGGTTTTGAACAAAGCATAGACAACATTGTCATCAAAACAGTCACACAACAAGGCACAGGAGAAGCACAAACAACACAATACAACAATGACTTAACTGCACTCATAGAAATTGCTGAAGACAAAAGCAATGTTCTACCATGGGTATCAGACAACATGTACATTGACTCAATAGGATACATTCCATGGAGACCAAGTAAACTACCAATATACAGCTACCACACAAACTTTCTAAACACAATCAAACTAAGTCCAAGAACAACAGTACAAGGACAACCAGTAGATGGAAGATGGGACCAAATCAAACAAGGTATCATGTGGGGAGACATCCAATTTACAACAGTAGAAAACTCAGTAGAAATTGACCTTCTAAGAACAGGAGACAGATGGGACTCAGGACCATACAAATTCAACYGCAAACCAACACAACTATTCTACCATTGGCAATCAAGTAGACATGTAGGTTCATGTCATCCATCAACCAGACCAGACACAGCAAACGGACAAGGCAAAAACAAAGGTGACATAAATGGATGGCAATGGGGTGATAGACACAACCCAAACTGTGCAAGTACAAAAGTACAAAGCCATCACATAGGCTATGAATGGCCTGAATGGCAATTTCACAGCTCATCTGGAGGACCTGTTATTAATCCAGGACAACCATCCAGTATGGGTCCATGGCTAACAGCACAAGACCCACGAATAACAGCAGGTGCAAGTGAAAAAGCTACATTTGACTATAATCATGGGGACTCAGATCCACAAGCAAGAGAAAGATGGTTTATGGGAAATCTACAAATGACAGGACAAACAAATTGGATACTAAGAAATTTCCACCAAAATGAACTAGRCAGTGGCATATCAAAAGAAAAAGACTTCTATATTGGAGGATACCACAATACATATGGACCATTTACTGCATTTGATGATATTGGAATACAATACCCATGGGGAGCTATATGGACCAAAATACCAGACACATCTCACAAACCAACCGACTCTGCACACGCACCATTCCAAGTACATGCACCACCTGGACAAGTACTAATCAAACTAGCTCCAAACTATACAGATACCTTACACAACGAAGGACAAAATGCAAGAATAGTAACATTTGGAACCTTCTGGTGGAATGGCACACTAATCTTCAAAGGAAAACTCAGAACACCAAGACAATTCAACCCTTACAATCTACCAGGTATACCAGCCGGAAAAAATATGCAATCTTTTGTACCAGATGGAATTGGAAGAATTGAACTACCATATATGCCTGGACGTGCAATGCCTAATTTCACTATGTAACTTAGTAAGTT